CCACCAGCTTTTGCCAGCTTTTCAGTGTCAAGCTCCTGCAAAGCAGCCTGAACATCTGTTGCCGCAATGTTGCCCGTAGCAACAACAGAAATGTTTGCCGCAGTCTGACCAGCAATAGCGTTTGAAACGTCAATCAGCTGGAACGTTGTTCCCGCAACACCAAGCGAGATCAACATGTCCGGTGGTGCCAGAGCAACAGCTGGGGCGTTACCTGAGCCCGTTCCAGACGTGTCAACAACAACGTAGTAGTTGAGGTTGCCAGAAGCAGGTGCAGGCAGTGCGGCACCATTCGTGAAGCCAGCAGCAGAACCAGCAGTCGTGACGCTGCTCAGCAGGTTGGTGCTTGCGTCATACGTTCCAGCGTTGACAAGGTTGCCGCTGATAACCGTGATCGGCAGGAAAGACTCACCCGTATAAACGTAGAGATCTTCATTCTTCTCGTCAAAGAAGAACTGACCTTTATAGTCACCATCCGGGAAGGTAACAACGTTGTCGGTCGCACCCGCACCACCAAACTTGGTGACACTTTGATCAGCAAGCTTTGCAGCTGTAACAGCATCATCAGCTAATCGCGCTGTCGGGAAAGTGCCTGTCGTGATCTTTGCTGCATCAAGATCAGGAATGTCAGCAGCAGCAAGAGTCACTGCACTGGTGACGTGACCTTGAGCATCAACAGTCACCTTGGTGTAGGTGCCAGCTGTTGTGCTGTTGGTGTGATTCAGCGTTCCACCAGACGCAACGCTTAAGCCTGAACCAGGGACAACAGCACCTTTTGCGCTAGATGTTGCTTCCGGCAGATCGCTTGCTGCAATAACGCGACCAGCAGTAATCAGACCATTGGCGTCGTACTGAACAAGGTGATGCTCAGTCGTTTCTGCTGTGACGCTGTTGTCAATCTGAATCTCATCGTTGCTCATCGTCAGGCCATTGCCATTGACGGCAACAGCACCTTTTGCTGATGAAGTAGCAGTCGGAAGATCACCGCTGGCAATAGCGCGATAACCAACCGTTCCACCAGCACCCGTAGGGCCAGCAAGAAACTGCTTGGCTGCAGTGGTGTCGTCTAACGTCGTGCTGACAGTGACCGTGTCACCACTGGTAGACGTGGTGATATTGACAATGCCGCTGGTGCTGCCGTTGACGACGTTGATTGAACCAGCGCCTTTAACGCTTGTCCAAGCTGACCCCGACCACACATAGATTTTTGAATCATCAGTGTCTAAAGCGACCTGTCCCACGAAGTCGCCAGACGCAGGCAGCGACGAAACCAGCGTCACGCTGGAGTTATCAGCCAACTTGGCTGCAGTGATCGACGAATTGGCCACTTTGGCTGTAGTAATTCCAGCATCAGCGACAGAAGCTGTGGCAACGCTTCCTGCCGCAAACAGAATCTTCGCGCTTGGAATCGTGCTGTTTGAAATCAGCGTGACCCCGTTTGCGATTAGATCGCTGACCGTTAGCTTTTTAGTTTCACTGGCGCTATCGTCAACGACAGCAACCACGTCTGCTGCAACCAGATCAGCCCCAGCGAGGCTGTTAAGGGCACTGATCTTGACGTCAGCCATGAAACCCTACGCATGAACCACGATGGGTTCATCATAGAGGCGCAATCATGTCTGTTCCAGCGCGACCTTGTCAGACGTGCTCTGCTCCGTTACAAGCTCGTCATCGTTCTCCTGCAGCAACTTGCCTTCAACCTCAAGGTCCATCCGCAGTTGGATCGTTCCAGTGCTAATAAAATCTGCCTGTATCTGGACTGTGTTGTCGGGGGCAAACTGAACAGCACAGGCAGTTAAAACGCCGGTAAACTCATAAAAAATTTCATCATTATCGTTGGCAGCTACTCCGCCAGGATTGTGATTTGAGGTTTTGATGTAAAAACGAGCCTTAAATTGACTGCCTACTCTTGTTCGCAAAGACAGTTCAACTAAGTAATTAGCTAGCTCTTGGCTTGCATTTCCGGTGTATTCCCAAAAGGCAGACATCCGGCCAGAGCCAGACATCAGCGTGCTAATCCTGCTGCGAAACTCATCGGACAACGTAGTGGTGTCCACCGTTTCACGTTCAGTATTTAGCTCAAAACCGTTGACTTGCGCCAACACTAAGTAATCAGTGTTCTCAACTTTGACGCGAATCGGGATGTTATCCCCTGGAGTGGCCAGGTCTACTGCGTTGGTCGTTCCACCGTTTACTGCATCGGCAAACGAGTCATAAAGCCTGATACCGTCTAGCTCGTCAACATGAACAAACTTCTTGACGCTGGTCTTTGTGTAGCTGTCGATAAAGTCCAGCGCCGTTCCATCGGTGCTTGTAATTTCGATTTGGTCGCCGCTAATCAGCTGACCATGCTCAAAATCAAAGCTAAATCGTTTTGCTGTTGCGTTTACGTCTGAGGTGTTAATTGTTCCTCGCAATTCACCTTCAGCAAACTGCCGCTGCAGCTTGATCTCTCCGTGCGTACCAAGATAAACACTCATCAGACTGTGACGGTGGCCAATGCTCCAGTGCCCTGGAACGCAATCTCAGCTCGCACAATGTCGCCGGTTGCCGCCCCAATGTTTGCGCTGGTGATATAGGCCGTCAGCTTGATGTCGTTGTTATCCGTTCCATCAACCCAACGGAACGTCAGCTCAACCGTATCTGAGCTGCTGACGCCTGTTGTGCCGGTTTTGTAAAGCTTGTTCAGCAGGTCGGTTGTATTGATGTCGTCGTCGTCGTCCTTGTAATACAACAACGTTGCACTGCCTGAGTACCCGGTCACACCAGGGCTATAGCTTCTGACGCCATCACCCAGCGTCGTAGTTTCAAGCGTTTCCAAGTTGCTGGACACAGCAAAATTGACGACCTTGGCAAGGGTCGTGCCAGCAAGCTGCATTACGCCGTCTCTGCCGGTGTAAACCTTTGCCATCAGAGCACACCAATTAAATTGACTGTAACGCTACTGGTCCCCGGACGCACAGACGTAATCTGTGGCGCTGACTCGTATCGCCAGCTATTTCCAGTGGCAGCGTCGATCGCATCTTTATCACCGTTCCAGCCTGCGCGAAACTCAGACGGGAGTGTGAACACATCAAAACCGCCTTTTACCTGGTCGTAATGAGTGATGAAGTCGTCAGCTGCCGTATCTGCGATGTTGGCGTATTGGAGCTGCAGTTTCATGCCGGTTCGTTTGTCGCCGTACAAGATCCGGTGCTCTTTGCCGGATTGGGACGAAAAGGTCTTATAGCGGTAGTCGCCAGCGTCAAAAGAACGACCGCTGGGCTTATGAGCAGGGAATGCCATCATTCCTCCGACGATCCTTCAATTGTAATCGCGCCCTCAGTGTCGAGAACGTCGATAGCAAGCTGGCTAACGCCGCTGGAATTAACTGCGTAGTTGCTGGCCTTGATCGTGACGATACCGTCCTGATCAACGTCCAATGCCTCGACCTGATAGATCTGCGATGAGCTGTTAGAGCCAGACTTCAGGCTAAACACTGCATTGAACAGACCTGTTGACTTGCCATCTTTGATCGTCAGCACCCCTTCATTGATGGCTGTGTTCTGGCGCTCCCAGTAATAAACGTCATGATCTCCATCCGCCAAAGCAGAAATTGAAACCACCGTTCCATCATCTTGGATTATGCCGTTGTTGTCGGGACGGTATGGGCTCAGCTCACTGGCAACACGAATAAATTTGCCAGCTTCCAGGTTCAAGCCCCAAGGCAACGTCTTAAAGGTGATCGTGTGAGTCAGGTTTTTGCGCAGTGATAAGAAGTACCGGGCAACCTTCGCTGCGTGCTCGTCGCTGGTGATGTGCTTGAACGAAAACTCCTCAACCGGAAGGTCGCTGTTATCTGTTCCAAAGTAAGCAAGCAGCGTCTTTTGCTCAGGGAACTGGTTGACCCGCGACTGCTGGTAAATGACTGCCGCTTGGAACATCTTGCGCTCTTCAAGCTCTAGCCATGTAATTTCAAGGCTGTCCTCAATAATGTTGCCCTCGGTGAACATCGCAGAGATCGTTACCGGGTTCGTTGCGTCAATCTTGTGGTTTGAGTCATAAGGCAGCGCAGGCTCAAGGCTCATCTTGCCGTTTTTCAACGACACAAAGCAGAGAACGCTTGGTGCTTGAGTAGAAAGCCATGACCGCAAGTTGATTGATTCAGCAATAACGTCATCCCAGTACAACTTGTTGGCGCGTAGATAAAGACCAGTCGTCGTCAGCAACGCTTTGTCAACAAGATCGCTATTAAGGATACTGCCTGCTCCAGTGTCCTTATTCGTCACCAAATACCAGAGCAAGTCAGTCAACAAGTTGCTGGACGCAACATCTCCATCAATCAAACGCTCCACCTCAATGCCGTTCTTGACGTATGTCCGAAGCTGATCAAGTTGATTGAAGTTGTCGCTTGATTTAAGCTTCAAACCAGCCATTGCGCAACCGTCGTATTGAGGAGTCGTTTCTTCTGAAATCGTCTCGTTGACAAAAACAATTTCATGTTCAGCCCCGTTATCACAGCTGCGACTAATCAAGTCGCTGTAATGAGAAACCTCTGCTAGGCCGCTGTATTTTTGCCAAAGACGAGTCGCTGTTGTGTCAAACCCAAGAGCGCCTGCTGAGTTGGTGGAATGTAAGAATTGATATTTAAAAACAAATTGAACACCGTTTTTAGTTCTTGATTTCTTAAGAAAAGTTTCTCCCTCGGAATACTTGCCTACATAGCTTGAAGGGTTAAGCAGCTCAAGATTTTTTACACGCCACCATTTATTTTTTGGTGTGAAGTCGTAACTGAATTCATAAACCTCTAGCGTTAGCCTCATGTAAACCTCTTTCCCCGGAGTGCTGGTAAATTCCCATGAAAGTTCTCGCGTGTCTCCAGCGCTAAGATTAAGCGTATAGGGATCAATTTGACCAAGTGCATTTTGATAGATGTTGCTTACAACCCTTTTATCGGCAGCGTCGCCCTCCCGAAATATGCCTTTAGTTTCGTTCGCCGTAACACTCAAAAGTTCTACGTCAAAAGTAGACGTGTCTTTTTGAGCGCTACCGTACTTAATGTTAATTCTGCCTTCATCGTCCGTGATCAACTCAGGCACTGCAGCCATTTCACGGTGCGTAAAATAATTTCGCGGCTCTTGCTTGTATCCACGCGCATGAATTTGAAACTGACCGTATATCGTGTCGCCCAGCCACTTTTGCAAACCAAAACGTCCTCCGTCTAAAACAAATACATCACCTTCGCCGTTGCTCTGCTCTACAAAAACGGCACTATTAAAAGGACGCAACCGATATTCAAACT